TCGTTCACAGTGAGGTCTGTAGATGCGTCGATCATCTGCCACAGAGATTGGCGCTTCTCGACAATGGCCGGGACTTTCTCAAGGTCCGGCCTGATCTCGACACCCTCGCGACGCCCAAGCCACGCGGTGAGGTCGGCGGCTATGAGGTCAACGAGGGGGATTACGGTATCCTCCCAGAACGAAATCCTCGCCTCCGAGTAGTTGGCGTAGGTGTTATCGCCTGGGATACCGATCAACTGCGGTGGTACTCCGAACGCGAGGGCTATATCCCTCGACGCACTGAACTTGGTTTCGAGGATGCCCATATCTGTAGGGGATAGACCGAGTTGCACCCAGTCCATTCCGCCCTGTAGAAGCATAGGTCGCCCGCCGTGCTTACTCCCCGTGTAACTCTCTGTGATCTCGTCCTTAAGCGCCGCCACCTCATCGGCGCTAAGGGCCTTGTCTGCCGGAACCTTAAGCGCTCCGGACGGCCTGGAGCTGTTCTGCAAGAGCGCCTGAATCCACTTCATCGCCTCGTTGCTTTGGTCGATGGCGAAGGCCCCTGCTTCAATCGGGCTCTGTCCGTACCAGTCATCGGTCGGGTTAAACGCCTTCATATGCCAGATAGCCTCATCTACCGCCGGGAAGATCGTCGCCTTACTGTTCGCGCCCTTGTGTATGAACTTCGAAGGCTCGCCGGTCTCTGATGGAACGATCTGCATTCGGTCCGGGCGCAATTGATACATCTCTTTAATGTCACCGCCGACCCTAATCGCCTCGGCGTAAGAATTACCAGATAGTAGATAATAGCTCACCAACGCGCGGAAGTATTCCTTGCCCGATTGGTGCGGATTAGGTCGCTTTAGTAACACCTCTATAGGGTGGCCGTCCTGCTCTTTGTCGTTTTTGTAGACCTGCCAATCGATACCGGCGACGGCGTCTGCCACGCGGTTAACGGCCTGATAGGCGACAACGTTCATCTGGTAGGCTTCCCTAGAGAACGCCTTGTATTCGCGCGGCGACCAGACCGGTTGCCCTGGAGACACAACGAGCGTGTGTCCTACGCTGCTGGACTTCTCCTCGCGGGGGAATAAGCGGTTGAACAGTCTCATAGTGCTGTGATCCTCGGTGCTGCTTGTTTTTTGATAATCATCTCTGTTACTGCGTCCATTGTTGGGTCGACTTGGTCGTCAAACGAGCCATCAGGGAAGGCCAAAAGCTCAGAAATATAGTCTCTAAGCCATGGCGCGTCTTCTGGCACCGCGACCAGCCCAGAAGAGAAACTAGGTATTACGTCGAGTGCTCTAGTGAACTTGTCTTTTTCGCGCGGTATCCCAATGACGGGGACGCTTTTTCGCTTAAGCGCTTGGATCAACCCAGTGCCTGAAACCTTGTCCTCGATGGCCATTTTTCGAAGATGCCCGTAATGTTCCGGGTTGCGGGCCTTGCACTTGTTCCAGAACGTCCAGCCTGTTGCCTCCAGCTCTGGGGCCTCAAACTTGCCCCTTGCCATATCCAGCAAATACGCCTTTCCGTCAACGCCCTTGCCCCACTCCTGGAAGACTGAGAAGTCGTTCCGCTCTGCGGTCTTCTGTGCAGTATCAACATAGATTCCGCGCCACTGAAGCTTAGGCACATCCTTGTAGTAAACTAACGTCTCTTTCTTAAAGAGATTGCCACCTAGCACTATTGGTTCTTGCTGGTACTGCCCATCAAAGACAGGTCCGAGCGCTTTTTTTACCGTCTCAATGCTTTCAAGGTCGTGCTTGTAATCCCACAATGGGCCATCTGGAAGACCGTGCTCGACCATAATAGCGTTAGGGTGCGGCTCTGTCTCTTCACCCAATAACAAAGGCAGCTTCAGCACATGCCACTTTTCGCCTGACTCATCCAGAAGATGCCCAACAAAGTCATTTATGTGCAATCGCTGCATGATGACGATGACTGGCGTATTTTTGTCGTCTGCTAATCGTGACCTAAAGGTCGTTGCCCAACGGTTATTAACCGCTTTCCTAGTCGCATCTGACAAGGCGTCGTCTGGCTTTAACGGGTCATCTATTATCAGAGCGCCGTTGAACTCCCACTCTTCACCTTCTTGCACCATGCGACCAGCCCCGAAGCCTGTTATCGCCTTACCAGCAGCAGAGGCTTTTAGACCACCACCTTCAGATGTCCTCCAGAGACCTTTAGCTTTCGTGTCTACTTTATGGCTAATCGGCCAAAAATCTTGGTATTCCTCAAGTTGGATCAGCTCTCTTATGTCGCTCGAGTTATCAAGCGCCAATTCATCTGAATAGCTTGAGTGGATGAACCTGGACCCTGGGTTTATTGCGAACCCTCTAGCAACAAAGTTCTTAACTGCTATTTCTGTCTTGCCATATCGTGGCGGCACATTGATGATTAATCGCTTAATCTCACCAGAGAAGACCCTGTCCAAGGTCTTACAGAGAACCTCATGATAAGGCCCTACGATTAATGGCTGCCCTTCCTTCGCTTCAAAGAAATACTTTGTGAACTCTAGATGACTACGAAGAAGCTTCTGGCGCTGTATCGCCTTGTTGACTAAAGCCAATTTTACCGAGGACATCGGCTGCTTTTTCATACTCTTTTAACTCTTTGTCTGTCAGATTCGAAAGATCAGGCTCCTGCTGTGGTGACATAGAGCCGTCAGAGCTTGTGTGGTCTAGAGATTGAGACGGCTTGCCGTGCTTTCTGTCAGCTAGGTAGATAGCAGCTTTAATCTTATTTTTATCTGCCTCTTTGGAGCCACTCACCACTTCGGCCAGATATGCTAAAGCAGCTTCACCGCCTGTTTCTATGGCTTTCTGTTCCTTCTCTGACTTCTTGGGGCGTCCTTTAGGGTTCCCGCTTTGACCAGGCTTAAACTGATGTTGTTTAATGTTTTCTATATTAGCCATGTTCACTGTTAGCAGCGAGAAGTTTCACTGTTCTGCTCATCGAGCGTTGATTGTGATTGTGCCGTCTTCGTCTTTAGTGCCGAGGCGCTCTAGGAGAGCTGTCACGTTCTGTTTAGGTTGGCCTGTGTTTATCTCGTAAACTTTGCCCGTTGGCCTTTGATCTTTTGAGCGACCTGTATAACCGCCGCACTTAAATCCTGTTAATAAACACCGGAGTTCGTCTAGTGCGGCCATCTCGTCTATGTGCCGTTTTCTGGTCGCCTCGTCTAGATCTTGCCCTTGCTTTAGCGCTTTAGCGAAATCTTCGTAGGCCTTGGCCCATTTTCTGGCGGACCTTAGAGCGCGGAACAATAGGGCTAGCTGTTTGATCTTCACAATGCCCCTATCATTTTCCGCTTCATAAAACGTAAAAGCCCCCGCTCAATTAAGAACGAGGGCTAAAGACCCACCCGCACGCGGAGGGTCAGTAGTATAAGGGCTCTGCGACCGGGGATACCCAATCCTAAAAGAGCCGGGACGTGCCTACTATCAGGTTGTGCCTGTTTCAGCTCGCGTAAAAGCAAAAGCCCCAAAAGCTTCTAATAATCTCCCCAGCAAGACTGGAGGCTTCGAAGCGATCAGGGCTAATGGACTTGCAGCACGCTACAAGCGGAATTCCTTGAGGTGACAATTTAGCCACCTTATAGATTTACCTCTACTATCATCTTGTGGAGTCGTCAAGTGCGGGCTCCCATCGGTCACCGTGACCGGATATGTCGGTCTTTTTATCATCTTCGGGCAGCCCCCAGAGATCGGCTAATGCATCCAAACCACTCTTTAGCACCTCAAGCGCCTTTTGCGGGCTGGCAGAGAGATTGATCCGGGTTATGTCCGCATTGACGGCCCTCGCATTGAAACGGAAGCTATCTAGTCCCCTGTTGTCGGCACATACCGACTTTGTAATAAATGAACATAGTACCCCCTCTTGTTTGATCACAGATTGAGCGGCTTGGAAGCGCTCTTTGGTAATTGAGCACTGCTCGTCAATCTCTTCTGGCGTTTTGCTCTCTCTGAAGCTGTCTGCTCCATATTGGCCTATTCTGTCCTTTGGGCTTAGGTCACAAAACCCCGCTCCGTGATACAACGAATGATAACGACTGGCGGCGTCATGCTGTCGATCTGTTAGCTGACCATTTAGATTCAACTGTCCGACAACTGTTAGTGTCTTAGGCTCATTAACAAGATCAATGCCGAATTGAGCTATTCTGCGGAGAATGTTTGGGTTGTCATGCAGCTCTCTTGGAACATTAGGCATTTTAGGCTTAGCCGCGGCTCTACTCTTTCGAGCTTTGCCCTTCACTCGTAATGCAGGCATGGGGATAGCGCTAGTTCCGTCTACCATAAAGACCTTCTGCAACATTGATAATGGTTTGTTTTGTTAAAGGATTGTGAACGTCTTCAATCGGTATCATAGCGACCCCATGATTCTTCCATGCTGCAACCCTCAACTCTTCATAGTCTTCTTCGTCCCAGGCTTTGGGTTGCGACCGGTCGAGCTGTGATCTTAGTTCAGTCATGAGAATTGGTATGTTTCACATGAGATATATAACACACCAATTTATTTTATAAAACCTCCTAATTTTGTTGTTGGCTTCTATGATTTAAAATCATACATTATATTCATAGCCAATGAGGCAGCGCCCGCAAGGAGAAGACAAATGAACACCACACAAATTAGAAACCAGTTCCAAAAGCACCTTGAAAGAATAGTCGCCGCGTCA